TACTTAAAACTTTTTGATAATGTTATGCAAAAAGAAAATGAAAGAAACGTTGAGTTTTTAGAAAAGAAAATACAAAAACTTATCAATAGAAAATATGTTGTTGCTTGTGCTAGTGGTACAGACGCTTTACAATATGCACTTATGTGCTATGCAATAAAACCTGGCGATGAAGTGTTAGTTACAAACTTCTCATGGATATCTTCAGCGTCATGTGTAGCAATGAATGGTGCAACAACCGTATTTTGTGATGTTGATCCAAAAACAAATCATATGTCAATTGATAGTATTAAACGTATGTATTCAGACAAAACAAAAGCAATTGTATATCCTCATTTATTTGGTAATATATCTGACATGACAGAAATACAAAACTTTTGTAAAGAAAAAAACATCCCACTCATAGAGGACGCTTGTCAATCATTTGGTGCAAGTAGAAATGGTCAATATGCAGGTACATTTGGCGATATTGCAACATTAAGTTTCAATGCAAATAAACCTGTTGCAGGTATATCAGGCGGTGGTGCTATTTTACTAGATGGTAAAGAACAAGCAGATTTTTTAAGAAAAGTAAGAAGACACGGCAACGGTGATGTGTTAGGATACAACTCTAAAATGTTAGCAATCAATGCTGAGTTTATAAGTCATAGAATGGACAAAATGCACGAATGGCAAGATAAACGTTTTAGAATTGCAAAACGTTATACTAACAATCTAAAAAATCTACCTGTAATTATACCACATGTTGATGAGGTTGTAAATCATTGTTATCACAAATACGTAATTAGATTAGAGAACAAAGAAACAAGGGATTTATTAAAGAAAAGACTTAACGCTAATGTACATTATCCTTTACCTATATCAGAAAACCTCTTGTATAAAACTCACAGACACAGAAAAGATAACTGCTTGAATTCCCAGTTAATATGTGATACAATATTAACATTACCTATTCATCCATATTTAACAGATGATGAGGTGGATAATACATGTAATATTATAATGTCAACAATATGAATGAAATAATTATAAGTCCAAATGTCACTAATTTTTGTTATGTAGATGAAAACAATAATATGGTTGATATAACAGATAAGATACCTTACAGATTACTTAAATTTGTAAAGAAAGCAAAGTTGTTATTTGGCGATGATATAATTTTAGACAGAGCGTTAGTAGAAAAACACAATGAAGATATTTACGAGTATCTTATAGAGAAGGCTTATGAAACAGAGGACTTTTTATACAAACCAACAAGATTTAAAACATTAGCAAAGGAACAATTACTAATAGCATTTAATAAATTATTCTTTACTAAATTTGACAATAGATGATTAATTTAAAAGAAATACAAGAGAATTATTTGGCGATAGATTTTTTTATGTCTATGTCTTGTAATAAAGATTGTCATTATTGTACATCTTATACTTTAGAGATGAGAAATTTGACGGTTGACATTGACTTTCTAAAACAAGTATTACATTATTTAAGAAATTATAAAATACGTGTTTGTTTACTAGGTGGTGAACCTGGTCTAATAAAAAATTTAGATGATGTTATCGCTGAAGTCAAAAAGAATCCTAATCACGTGCCTTCAGTACTTTCAAACTCTTTTGTACGTAAAAGATATCCACATATACTAAAAGATCCTGATATACTTTATGTTGAACATAATATATTAGATTTTTATGAAGACGGAATTAAAAAATTAGGTAATTTAGATAAGTTAGCACCTTATGGTTTCATACAACCAAATGAATATAACAATTACAATCTATGTGTAAAAACACCTAATTACTTTAAATACAAAGATAAGTTTCCTGAAGAAATGAAAATGTTAAATCATAAAAACACAATGTGGAAATCATTTAATGGTAGAACACCTAATAAAGATGATGTTACAGCAGTACATGAACAAGCTGCAGAAATAGATCGTAAGATGTGTGCTGCCTTTCCTATGGTACCTGTTATTGATTTTGAGAAAAGGCATATAGTACATTGTAGTAAAAAGTTTGCTAACAATCCTATTGTTTCAAAGAACTTTGAGATCACACAGGAGAATGTAGATAAGATGATGAATTTTAGATTATTTAAATATGAAAACTATTGTAAAACATGTATGGAATGGGTTGAACCTAAAGGTCATTTTCCATTATCAAAATATGCGAATATATTATGAGTATAACTGATTCATTAAAAAATAGAAAACATGTTGTTCATTATGATACAAACATAATACCAACTAGAGAAACCATAGAAGAAATACTTAAAACAGCATACCCTTTAGTTACGTCTAAACAAAAAGCATATCCTTATCAGACTTTTGTTCTTGGTCCTAATTCAGAGCGTAGTAAAAAACTATGGAATCTATGTGAAGGAAATAAGATTGATACAGACGTTAAAGCAAAAATGGGTGACCCTAAAAAACATAGTGAAAATCCTGGTCTATATCATATGCGTTCAGCACCTTGGACTTTAATAACAACACCAAGACTTGCGCCACCTAATGAATTTCACAAGTGGAAGTTTGAAGAATCAGACTCACTATGGGAATTAGAAGACCCTAAATTTATTGATAAACGTAATAGAGAGTCTTGTGCAGTAGAAATAGGTATGTTAGCAAAGGCAATAACAGGTGCAACTTTAGATAGAGGTTGGGATACATCATATAACGTTTGTTTCCCGTCTGATTTAGAATCATGGAAAGACTTTCCTTTTATAAAATTTTATCCCACACTAATGCAAACGATAGGTAAAGGTGTTTACTTTAAATGGCAAACAATGAGACCTGAAAATAGAAAATTAGATACAGACGCACCATTTGAAGATATATTTAAATTTATAGATGAGTAAACTTCCTGAACATTTAACTAAAGGCGGTCCTGGAGATAAGTTTCTAGGTGATGGTAAAGTAGATACGTCTAAATGGTTTGAAGACCCAGGAGTTGATGTAGGTACGTTAGAAAAACAAATCAAAAACCAAGATATATTTTTTTGTGCTGCTCCTTTTCAATTACTATACACAAATATTCAAGGTGATTATGCACCATGCTCTTGGGCTGAAACAAGAGAATTTGGAACAAGTATAAAAGATACTTCAATAAAAGATTGGTTTGAAAGTGACCCTAAACTTAATCAACTACGAAATGAAATGTTAACACCAGGTTCAGATTTACAATTAACAAAAAAATCATGTAAATCATGTATCAAACAAGAAAAACAATATGGCAGATCCAGACGACAGGCCTCTCTAAAAATACAAAGTAATAATGATTTCTTATGGCCAGAAATGCGTAAAGCAGTTGAAGCATATAAAGAAACTATGCAAGGTCATATAAAACATAGAATTTTTGAAATACAAATTAAAGCATTTGGCAATCAATGTAATTTAGATTGTTACATGTGTCATCCATTTGACTCTACAACAAGAATTAAAACAATGGATTCTAATGAGTTAAAAGATCAAAACATATTCAATACAGGAGAAAAGTATAATATGGGTGGTTGGAGATCAGATGAATATAAAATTAAAATGGCTGATATGAAAAATAAAAGCATGGAAGATGTTATTGAACAAATAAAAGATGTCGCACCTTATATCTACAATCTTAAACTAATTGGTGGAGAACCATTAGTTATGAAACAATACTATAAACTACTTGACGCAATAGTAGATTCTGGTTACTCTAAACAAATGTATGTAAAATTTCAAACTAACATGTCTGTTTTAGGACACGGCAAATATAAAATTACAGACTACACTAAACACTTTAAAATATTTGAACTTACAGTATCACTTGATGGTATTGGTAAAACTAATAATTATATTAGACGTAGATCAAATTGGGATGAAATAGTTAAGAACATTAAAGAAATAAAAAAATATCCTAATGTTCAAATAAATGTAAATGGTGCTGTATCTTTTTTGAGTGTTATGAGATTTTATGAACTTATAGAATGGTTTGATAATTATAAAGAATTATTTGTTGACAAATCTAGTAAACTAGCTAGTAAATTTGGACAGATTAACTGGTCTAATATAAGAGGACCTGCGAAGTTATGTGCTAATGTTTTACCCGAAGAAATAAAAAAAGAACTTATTCCTAAATATGCTAATTTTCCAGATATACAAAATGTATTAAAAGAAGATAACAATGGGCTAGACTATAAAGACACAATAAGATACTTATTAAATGTTGATAAATACTATAAAGGCACAAAATGGGAAATGAATTTGTTTGATGTCTTTCCTGAACTGAAAAAATATTATGAGTAAAAAAATATATTCTATAGCATTAAATTTACATGACCACAATACCTATGATGGTGTGTATCATAATCAAAGAGAAAGATATACTAGATTTAAACATAATCTACCATATCACGCTGAGGCATATGCTCATCAATCAGATATACTCAATGTAAGTGATTATAGATTAAATGATGAGTTTACTGAAGATTATTTTAAAAAACCAAATGACGCCATATTAGCATTTACATATACATTTGGTGGTATACGAAAATCAAAAGAAGAATTGTGGAATACAGTATTAAAAGGGCATGATAGAATATTTGATTATGATCCTAAAAAACTATGGGATCGCTATTATGAAGGTGGCATATACTTTATAGATCATCATCAATCACACGCTACTTATGCGTTTCTTAATTCAGGTTACAAAGAGTCTGATATACTTGCGATAGATGGTATAGGCTCTAAATTTAGATGTGTATTCTTTGACAAAGAACAAAACTTAATTGATCTATCAGATAAGTTACCTATTGGTTGGTTATGGAATCATATGTCAGGCCTTACAGGTTTTGGTACACTTGGTGCAAGTAAACTTATGGGTAAAGTAGGATATGGTAAGTTTAGTAGATATTATTATACATGTTTTGAAGTTATATTTGATGGTCCTATTACTGAAAAGAAACAAGAACACTTTAAACAAATAGATGTAGATACACACGGCATAGATGATTTGGCATATACACTACAAAAATTTACTTTAGATAAAATAAAAGAACATGTATATCCATTAAAGACTTGTGATAACTTATGTATTGCAGGTGGTGTTGCTTACAAT